CTAGCGGGCACCCGCACGATGAAACAATGCATCGATTTCGGCCGTAGACAAGCCAAGAACGCCGCCGATCCGCGCGATCAGCGGATGCGTTCGGTCGAACACCGTCGCATATTCCCACTCGATCCGGGCCGTGAGACGGTCGGCCTCGGGCAAGGTGTCGATGGCCGAGTCGACGCCGTCGAGCAATCGCAGGCTCGACAGCTCCAGACGCAATTGCCGCGCCGTGACCGGCGCCGGCGTCGCGTCGGTGGCGGTGTCATGGGCCGCGATCACATTGCCGGCGGCTTCCCACGCGGCGAGATGTCGGCGAAACGGGTGCTCGGGATCGTCCGGCACCCACAGGGTCTTGCCGTCGATAACCGCCCTGATACGGCCGTCTTCGACGAAATCGGCGCGATCAATGATCATGGCTAAAACTCCGCATCCAGTTCGATGGTCGTGAAGCGCGCCCAAGAGGCGGCCGCGGTGGCCGTTCCCTGCGCGCGAAGGAAGCTCTTGGTGGCGGCGATGGAGTTGACGACGAGGTTTTCTTCGGCCGTGGCGACAGCCGGCGCGATCCTCATACTCGGCGCGATCGGCATCGTGAAGCCGCGCTGCAACTCGTTGTTGTTGAACAGGAACGCATAGGCAAGGCTTGGCTCGTAATACTGATAGTAGCGCTGACATAGCACCGTCTCGAGCGCGATCGGTCGCCGTTCGAACGGCGTCGCGACCGGACCGATTTCCAGTTGCGCCCGTTTGAAGGCGGCGCCGGTCGCCGACAGCTTGACAGTGATATCGCCGTCGATCCGGACGGTATCGTTAGCGTGACGCCGCGCCGGCCGGACCCGGCGGTGATCGTGGCCGTCTCACCGGCGATGTCGACGCCGATATCGGCGGACGGATTCTCGAGCGAAAGCGTCACGGCAATGCCTGCGAGCCGCGGGCTCTCGATCACCTGAACGAGGGCACCGCTCGCGAGCGTGATGGTGCCGGCCGAGACGGTGTAGCTGGCGCCGGCCGCGTCCGCCTTCCAGCGGTCGTGGCCATAGGTGCCGGCCGCCAGCGCCCCACCGGCAAAGCCGCGCTGATTGATGGCGAAATCGCCATTGATCAAGAGGTTGCGAAAGCCGGCGAGCGGCCCGGCATTGACCGAGGGAACGACGAGGCCGGCGGGCAAAGTCACCGTACCGCTCGCCCGGTCGGCGATCAGGGCATCGAGCCAGGTCGCCCCGTCCGGGCTTACCTTGACGCGCCAGTCGTCATCGCCGGTGGTGCCGAATTCGGCCCGCCCCGACCAGCCGGTCTGGAACAGGAACGATGCGGTGTCGGCCGCCGTGTCCTTGTTCAGCTTGACCCGCATGTCGCCGCTGCCCGGCGTCACATCGTCATGGCTGAGGAGAACGGCATCGGACTTCACCGACAGGCGGTTGATCGGATCCGGCGCTGTGTTGATCCCGAAGCGTTCATATTCGGCCGAGGCCGAGGCTCCCGTCTCGATGACCTCCCATTCCGTTCCTGTCCAGGCGACGAACTCGCCGGCGTCCATGTCCCAGCACAGCCAGCCCGGCTGGGGCACGAGGAACACCCAGACTCCGTCTTGCAGGTGCGCGATCTGATCGTCCTTGCCGGACCATGCGCCGGTCGCGCCGGAGGCGATCAGATGGCGGTCGCCCTCGGTGGGCCCTGGCGGCGGGCCGGTTCGATCGCGATCGATCACGGCGAGCTGCACGATGGCGTCAAGACGCAACAACGCCTCGTTGTGGGTGACGTGCTTCTGCGATTGCGCCGCCTCGATGATGGGCAATTTGAGATGCCAGGTATCAGACATGAAGGGTTGCCTCGCGCGCTATGCCTGCGACCGTGGCGCCGAGCTGGGTGACGCGCACGGTGTAGCTGGTCTGCAATGTTCCGAAATCGGTGATCTGGTCGGCGGCGACATAGGTCGCCTTCGGGCTCGTCACCTCGATGGCCCGCAGCGGTGTGCCGCCGCCGGACAGGATCTCGACGCGGTAGCGTTCGCCCTCCTCGCCGAGCGGCACATCGCGACCCTGCCAGCTATCGCCATTGATGCGGGTGCGCCGGAGCCAGCTCAGCACCACGTCGCCCGACGGATGGAGCCTGCGGCCGCGGGCATGGACCGGGCTCAGCGGTCGCAGCCCCCTGCCCTGCGGCGTGTAGCGCATCTCGACCATCGCCGGATCGGCGACGTTGCGGCCGGCCGGACCGATGCGGAAGATGCGCTCGATGCCGATGGCGTCGGCCTTCATCGGCAGTTGCGTGACCGCTGTGTTCAACAGCACGAAGTCAGCGCCAGCGACCGCACCAGCGGCCATCGCGTCCTCGGTGCCGAGTTGCGCCCGCAACAGGTCGCGCAATTCGTAGGTTCTCTCGGCGACGAGCGCGGCGGTCTTGAACTGCAGGACCTCCCAGCCGCCATCGTCTGTGCGGATCGCGGCCGCGTTGGCGCCGGCGAGCACGTCGAGCTCGGCGCGCGAAGCGAGCGTGCCCCGCGCCAAGGCCACGATGACAGTGTTGACCCGGTCCCAGCGCGCGACCGGCCCCGGATCGAGACCTGCTTGCAGCGTGCCGAGGGTGGCGCGGCGCGACAGGGTCTTGATCCGTGCAAAGCTCGCCCCGGTGGTCGATTGCCATACCGCGACCGAGCCCGGCCATGGCTTGGTGTCGACCGCGACGAAGGGCTGGTGATGCGGCTCGTCGGGATCAAGCACGGGAAGATCGAGGAACACCACGCGCGGCGCGCCAAAGACGCGGGGCGTCGCCGGCGGACGCAGGTCGAAGGCGGCGGGCGCGGGATGCAGGATGTCCGGATCGATCGAGCGGGCCTCGATCGCGCGCGATCCGGTGTCCGACACCCGCGTGACCAGCAACGGCCGCGCCGCGCCATCGATCTCAAGCGAGACGACGTCGCCGGGTTCGACGGCGACATGGCTCGGAGGCAAGGCGAATTCCGCGACCTCGCGGCCGGCCCAGCTATCGTGCAGGAGAACCTCGGCCGCCTCGCGCATCGCCGAGGCGGTGGCGACGACTGGCAGACCTCGGCTCTCGACCCGGGCGCTGCCGCCGGCAATGCGACGGGCGCTGGTCGCGCCGGCCTCGAAATCCCGGCCACTGTCGAAGAAGGTGACCTGAACCTCGCGCGGCAGCTCCGTCTCCTGACCACGGCTGAGGGTCAACCGGACGTCGTCGTCCTTGTCAACGGCGAGGTCGGCCGCGGTCAAGGCCAGTGTGCCGGCGCAGGTCCGGTCGGAAAACCGAATGAGACGGCCGGTATCGACGGCGGTGAAGCGGAACATTTCGGCGAGAGGTTCGAGCACGGCGCGGGCGCTTTGAACGCCGCCGACGACGTAGCCATCGACCGCGCCGGAAACGACGCCGATCTCGTAATCGTCGAAGCCATGGCGGGCGAGCACCGCCTCGATCAGCGCGGCGAGCGTCACGCCGCCGAGCCGGCCCGTCAGCCAGTGACCGAGATGCCAGTTCTCGCCGTCCGACCAGACATCGCGCAGCGCCGGAAACGCCGGAAACGGCCGGGCGTCCCAGGTCCAAACGTGGATGTTGTCGGGATCGAGCATGCGTCCGCCATAGACGGCGGAGACCGGATTGGCGCCGGAGACGTAATCGGGATCGCTCGGCCGCCAATAGGACAAGACCGCCTCGAGGAAGCGCCGTTGCATGAAGTCGTCACGGCGACCGCTGGAAAAATAGGGAAAGAAGGATTCCGACGATTTCGGATCGTAGAAGACGTTGGGCTGGTTGGCGCCGCGATCGATCGCCGGGCAGCCGAGCTCGGTGAACCAGATCGGCTTTGATTCCGGCACCCAGGCGGTCGCAGTGGCGGATTCAACGCCGCCCGGCCGGTCGTGGTGCGGGTTGGACCACCACGATTTCAGGTCCTTGTAGCGAAACACCCAGGGCTTGCCATAGGCGCCGTCGGTGATCTCGCTGCGGCTACCGTCCTGGCGCGCGCTCGACGACGCGTAGTACCAGTCAAAGCCCTCGCCGGCGGCGATGTTGCCGCGCAGATAGTCGAGCTCGTAGGTCGAGCAATGGGCCGCGCTGTCGGCATGGCCGCCGTCGCGCCAGTCGGCAAGCGGCATGTAATTGTCGATGCCGACCATGTCGATGGCCGGGCTCGCCCAGAGCGGATCGAGGTGGAAGTGGACGTCGCCGGAACCGTCTTGCGGCTGATGACCGAAATATTCCGACCAGTCCGCGCCGTAGCTGACCTTGGTCCCGCCGCCGAGCACCGACTTGACGTCGCTCGCCAGGTCAACGAGTGCGCCAACGAAGGGATAGGTGGAGGTGCCGGAGCGAACCTGGGTGAGGCCGCGCATCTCGGCGCCGATCAGGAAGGTATCGACGCCGCCGGCCAGATCGCACAGATGGGCATAGTGCAGGATCATCCTGCGGTAGCTCCATTCGTTCGAGCCCGAATAGGAGATGTGCCCCTCGGCGATGGCGAAATCGCTCGCCAAGGCCGCGCCGATAAAGGCCTCGACCTGGGCAGCAGCCGTCGCCGACTTATCGGGCGAGCCCGGCTCGCCGGGCGCCGGATGGCAAGTGATGCGGCCGCGCCAGGGATAGGGCGGCTGCTCGGGCCGGCCATAGGGGTCGGGCAGGCCGCTATCGGCCGGAACATCCATCAGGATGAACGGATAGAAAACGACCCTGAGGCCCCGGCTCTTCAGGTCCTTGATCGCCGCGACCACGGTCTCGTCGGAGGGGGTGCCGCCATAGGCCGGGCGGTCGTCGATCCGCGACACCAGATAGGCATCGCTGCGGTCGAGGGTCGCCACCCGCCAGCTCGCGCCGATCATGTCGCGACCGCGATCCTCTACCCCCGGCATGAGATCGCAGATGCCGCAGCGCAGGTCGGTGCCGAACCAGGCAACGACGAGGGCGACGCTCTCAAGGTTCGGACACAGGTCCTGCAACTCGTCGATCGAGGCCAGCCAATTGGTCTCGGCGACACCGGTATGGCGGTTGTCGCTGATGGTCACGCCGGCCGTGTCACGGCGGGTGACCAGCACGTCGTGGTAGCCGAACTCGGTCGAGGACGGGATCACGGTGATCGCCGTGATCAGGCTCTCCAGGCGGTCGACCACGCGGATCACCTCAAAGGTGAGCTGCGGCAGACGGTTGCCGAAGCTTTCGAGCGGCATGCGCTCGAACACCACATAGGCGGTGCCGCGATAGGCCGGTGCCGCGCCGGTCCCCTCCACCGCCTCGATCAACGGGTCGGGTGCGGCGGCCTCCTCGCCCTTGTGGACGCGATGGTCGAACTGGGTGAGATCGAGCGGCTTGCCATCAGCCCAGACCCGGCCGATGCGCGTGATCGGTCCTTCGCACAGGCCCACCGCGAAATTGGCGAAATAGGAATAGGAGGTGACCGTCGCGCCGCCACCGCCCTTGCCGCCCTGGCTCTCGGTCTCCTCGACCTCCTCGTAATCGGTCGCCCAGATGATCTGGCCAGCGATCCGCGCCCGTCCGAACACGATCGGAATGGGCGTGCCCTCCGTCGAGGATTGCACCGACAGATCGGCAAGGCGGCGCGGCTCCGGCGCCTTCGGCCCGGTGCCGAACAGGGCCTGGTCAATGACATTGCCGGCAAGGCCGCCGATTGCGCCGCCAAGAACGCCGCCAAATCCGCCGAACAGCGCGCCGCCGAGCGCCTGGCCGGCCACCTGCAATACGAGCGTTGCCATCAGTCGGTCACTCCGGGAAATCGAAAGGCATGGGACAATCGCCGGGCCCAGGCCGGCGTCAGTGCGGTCTCGCAGACGCTGAGGCCGTCATGGGCGTGAATGATGGTCGCCCGGGTGGCGACAATGGCGGCGTGCTTGGCGGGCAGATGCGGACGCCAGCGAAACAGCACCACGTCGCCCGGGCGAAAGGTCGTGTTGGCGACCGGCACCAGATGGCGGCGGGCCGCCGTCAATAAGGCGTCCTCGCCGCCGGCCTCGGCCCAATCGGGCGTATAGACCGGCGCCTCCTCCGGCTCCGGGCCGATGACCGTGCGCCAAACGCCGCGTACCAGGCCGAGGCAATCGCAGCCGACCCCTTTCAGCGAGGCCTGGTGACGATAGGGCGTGCCGATCCAGGACCGTGCCTCGGCGACGATGTCGGGCCGGGACGTCATCCGAACAGGTCGCGCCGATCGCCCTCGTTGTCCTCCTGCGGGCTCGGATAGGACAGGGCGAAATCGTTGCCGGGCATGTGCGGAAAGCCCCGAAAGGCGGTGCCATTGCCAAACTTCGTCCGGCAGGTCTCGAACCGCTTGTCGCAGCCGACGCTGACGGTGAAGGTGTCACCGACCGCGATCGCGGCACCGGCGCGCTGCCAGAGCCGCAGGGACACGTTGCCGGCCTTGGTATGGCGCTTGACCTCGTGCCGCGCGCCGGCATTGCCGCCGGCGGTCCAGACCAGGACGCCGCCGCTGAACCAGCCATCCTCGAAGGCGCCGAGACCGGAGGCGACGATGAAGCCATGACCGTCGGTCTCGCTCACCGTGCCGGTGCCGGCAAGGGCGGGCGTGGTGATGTCGACGCCGCATCGGGTGTCGCCGACATCGGCGTCGCATAGATGGCCAAAGACGCGGCCGCGTGGCTGATCGAGACGGTGGGCGAGCCCGCGAATCTCGGCGCGAAAGGCACCGTCGAGGCTGGTCACCTCGCCGATCTGACCGGACCCAATATGCAGGCGCTGGCCGGTATCGGCCCAATTGACCAGCCAGACCGCGACGCTGGCATTGTCCCACAGACCGGCGCGCAGGTCGCTTTCGCTGAGGCCCTCAAGAGCAAAGCCGCCGCTGACCTCCTGGCCGCCGATCGCAAGGCCGGGACCGCTCGTTGCCTCGCTCGCCCGCCAGCCGGTCAGGTGCTGGAAGTCAATGCCACCGAAACTCAACGATCGATCGTGGTCGGTGAACCCGAATTCGGCGCCATCAGCGCGGGTCACCTTCCAGCACAGGCACAGCGTCGTGACGCCGCCGGCCAGATGCTCGGCCAGATCCAGCGGCACATCTCTCATGGCAACAACTCCACGACGGGAATTTGGGCGATGTCGCCGGCCTCGAAGGCGGCGAGATTGATGTCGAGCCGGTCGACGTCGAAGCGCGCCGGCAGGTCGAACTCAAAGCCGGCCCTGACCGCGTCGCCGTCGCCGGGCGTCGCCGCGAGGCTGAAGGTGATTAGCCCGGTCGCGACGTCGACGGTGAAATCGGGTCCTTCCGTCTTCTCGCTGCCAGCGACGGAAACGCGCAGGGTTCCGGCCACCGGCTTGACGATGGTGCGGAGATATTGGGCCGTGCCGGTGCCGTAGCTCTTGACCAGTTGGAACGCGCGGTTGGCGCCGTCGCCGGTGCCGATACGGATGTCCGTCGGCGATGGCGTCTCGCTCGGCCGGCACGACTTCCAGTCGAGCGGATCGCGGAACCGGAAGCCGTGCAGACGGCCGCGCCGTTCCTCGAAGAAGACGATGATCTCGTGGAGATCGTCGAGGGTCTTGATTCCATAGCCGGCGTTGAAGCGGCGGCGCGATTGCGCCCAGCGGGCGTTGCGCTCCTCCTGTCCGGAGCCGAGCCGGACGATCTCGGTCAGCCGTTCCGGCCCGCCGACGGAATTGAACGCCACATCGGTCGGAAAACGTACCTCGTGGAAAGCCTGTATCGACATCGGTTCGGTCCCAAAGCTCCATGCACATTTGATTTGGCTCAAGGCGGCGGCGAACGAGAGAGGCAATCATGCGCGGTATCGGGTCATGCGGCGGCTTTGCCCGTCACCGAAGCTGCCGCTCCGTGCCAACGCCCTTGGGTGGTGTCACGGCCCCGGAAACGCCAGGTCCCGAGCCCCTCCTCGCCGGTCCTGGTGTTAGAGCCCGCGCCGTCCCCGTCCGACGGCGCGGGCTAACATCGCCGTCATCTGCCCTTGCGACCGGCGGAACCCCTCGACATCCGGTGTCTGAATCTGAAACGTGACATTGACCGCGCCGGCGCCGGTCCGTGCCGCGACCCCGAGCTTGCCATCGCGGCCGCGCGTCAGCGGCAGGACGGCCTCGGCCCCCGCCTCGCCGGCAAGGCCGACGCCGCCGCCGATCGTCGGGAAATAGGTCGGCGTGGAAAACACCCCGCCCTCGGCATAGTAGCCAGGCGTCGCGCCCTGGACGATCTGGCCAAGGCCGTTGCCGGCGGTCGGCGCAAAGAGCGAGGACAGCCCGGTCGACACGCCCGCCGAAAGCAGTTTCTGCACCGGCGCGAGAGCATTGTTCAAAAGCTGGCCCGAGATCGACAGCGCCACCTCGCGCAAGACCTGATCAAGCTTCTTGCCCTCGACGACGGCATCCTTGAGGCCGTTGGTCAAGGCGCTGGCGAAGCGCGAGGACAAGTTGGTCAAGTCCTTGAAGGTGCGCTGCAGGTCGTTCGAGGTGGTGGCCAGTTCGGCGAGCGTCTTGTCGTCGTCGGTCATGATCGATCTGCCTCATCGGGCGGGTTGCCGGTATCGGGAAAGGCGGCCATCAAGCGTGTGAGGTCGCCTCGGTTCGGCGCCGGATGACCCGCGCCGTAAAGGGCTTCCAGCGCGCGGGTGATCTCGCGCGGCGTCATCGCCCAGAAGGCGGCCGGTGCAAGGCGCAGAACGCCAAAGCCAACCCGCATGACGGTGTCCCAGGGGAATGCCGCGACCGCCGGCGTCACGGCCGCGGCGCCTGAGGGTTTTCCGTGCCGCCCGGGCGATCGGGGGTGGTGGCGACGCCAAAGGTCGCGCGCAAGAGTTCGGCCGCGATCCGGGCATAGCCGGCCGCGCCGCCATCGGCGGTCATGCGCGCTACCGCCTCGTCCCGGATATCGGCGCCGGCGCCGCGCAAGCCCGCCGCGATGACCCGGGTCAGATCACAGGCAGACAGCCGGCCGGTCGAAAAGCGTTCGGCAAGGGCGGCGAGGTCATCGACCGCGAAGGCCGCTTCCAGCTCGGCGAGCGCCCCGAGCGTCAGGCACAGGACGCGCGGTTCGCCATCGAGAACCGCTTCGATCTCGCCACGATGTCGGTTGACCATCTCCGTCTCCTCAAGCCGCGGTGAAGGTGAGCGCGCCGGCGGATTCCAGCGTCAGGTTGTAGGTCACCTCGCCGGCGTGCTGGCCGGCATATTCGAGAGAGACCAGTTGGAACGGCGCCTCGATCGTGCCGAAGTCGGGCACGACGACCTGCCAGTCGCGGATCTCGCCGTTGAAGAAAATCTGCCGCACAGTGGCGTCGGACGCGGCGTCCTTGAAGATGCCCGAGCCGTTGATCGAGGCCCGGCGCACGCCGGCGCCGGCCAGGAGTTCGCGCCAGCGGCCGGCCGATTCAGAATCGGTGATATCGACCGGATTGGCGTTGAAGGCGATGTTGCGGGTTCGCAGTCCGGCAACGGTGGTGAACGAGCCACCGCCGGTGGTGTCGGCCTTCAACAGAAGGTCTTTTCCCTTTTGCGCGCTCATCGGCGGGCTCTCCTATGTTGGTCCATTCGGGCGGGGTCAGGCCCCGGGTTCGGTCACGGCCCGAAACCGCATTTCGCCGCGCCAGGTGCGGCGATCGGCGAGTTGGCGGATGTCCTGACGCTCGCAGCGCAGGTTGACGAGGCGATGGTCCTCAAGGGTGAGATCGGCATCGTGCAGCAGCGCGAGGACCTGTTCGGCGATCTGCAGCACCTCGCGCTTGCCGTTCGCCCGCGACCAGATCGACAGCGTCAGTTGATGCTCGCTTGCCTCGGCAAGGTCGCTGTCGGCGTCGATGGCGATCAGCGGCTCAAGGGCGACGAAGGGCAGTTCGGCGCGGCGCGGCGCGCCATCATGGACGCGGTCGCCGACAAGGGCCGACAGGGCAACATCGCCGGTCAGCGCCGCGTGGATGGCCTTTTGCAAGGCCCAGCCTGGATGGGTCATCGGCCCTCCTCCTCAACGAGGCACTGGGTCCAGCGCCGCCGCTCGTCGGGATCGTGGGCGACAAGGACACGGAAGACGCGGCCGTCGTGACGAAGCCGCATGCCGCCGGCAAGGTCGCCGCGATAACGCAGGACGACCCGGTGGCTGACGACCCCGTCGAGCCGTCCGGCGATGTCGCGCTCATTGGCGCTCGCCGGCGCGATCGCGGCCCAGACCTCGGCGACCTCGGCCCATGTGACGGTGGCACCGCCACCGCCATCCTCGGCGCGAACGGGGCTTTCGATCGTCACCCGGTGGCGCAGCGCGCCGATGGCCGGATTCCCGCTCACAGCAGCACCCGCTGATAGGGGGCGACGAGCGCGGCGACGCCGAAGGGAACGCTCACAGGTGCGCCGACGGCGCTCGCGGCCTCGCGCTGTTCATACCAATGAGCAAGGAGCATCAAGATCGCCTGGCGCAGCGGCGCCGGCACGTCGTCGGCGGCGGCGCCATAGCCGGCGGTGATCGCGATCTCGATGCCGTTGAGCGGGCGGCCCGGATGGAGCCTCGCGCCGGCGTTCAGAAGCGCGACGCGGGCCGGCGCCGAGACGGTGTCGACCTGATAGGCGGCGGGATCGATCACGGTCGTCCCACCTGCGCCATCGTGAACGGTCACGGCATTGACGGCGAGCACCGGGGCAATAGCGAGCTCAAGGATGCCGCAGGGCGGAAAGGCGTCGTGGAACAAGGTCCAATCCTGGCTGATCAGGACACGCTTGGTCGCGCGTTCGACATGCTGGCGCGCGGCGATGATCAGGGTGGCGACGAGCGCGTCGTCGGTATCCGTGTCGAGGCGCAGATGGGCCTTCGCCTCGGCAAGGGACACCGGCTCCAGCGCCGGGGCTGACGTGAGAATGGCGGACATTCGTGCCTCCAGATGGGACGGCCCCGCCGCAGGGCGGGGCCGTCATTCGGTCACGGTTGCGGGAGGAGGGAGATCACGCCGTGCCGAATTTCAGGAACTTGATGGCATCGAAATCCTGGACGCCGCCGCCGACACGCTTGGTGGTGTAGAACAAGACGTAAGGCTTCGACGAATAGGGATCGCGCAGGACGCGAACCCCGAGGCGGTCGACGATGAGATAGCCGCGGCGGAAATCACCAAAGGCGATCGACAGGCTGTCGGAACCGATGTCCGGCATGTCCTCGGCCTCGACGATCGGCACGTTCATCAGGGTCGCGGTGGCGTCCGCCGTCGCCGGCGGCTGCCAGATGTAGTTGCCGTCGGTATCCTTGAGCTTGCGGATCTCGGCCTGGGTGCGCCGGTTCATGACCCAGCGGGCATTCTGCCGGTAGCCCGACTTGAGGGCGTAGACGAGGTCGATCAGCACGTCGGAAGGATTGCTCGCCGGCAGGTCGCCATCGACCCCGGTCGCGACATAGCCGAGATTGCCCCAACTCCAGCTCGCTTCGGCGATCGTCGGATAGTCGAGGAAGCCGCGCGGCTTGTTGGTGCCGTCGCCGGCGACGAAGGCCGCGCCCTCCTGCTCGGCGAAGGCGGCCTCGACCTCCTCGGCGAGCCACTGATCGATATTGACGGCGGCATCGTCGAGCAGTGTCGCGGTCGCCGCCGGCATGGCGTAGAGCTCCATGGTCGGAAAGGTCAGCTCGGCAAGGGTCGGGGCCGCCGTTTCGGGCCGCGCCGCCGTCTCGCCGACCCAGCCGACAGCCGGACCGCTGACGGAGAACGGCTTCTTGTAGGTCGCCGACGAGACCTGGCGGATGCCGGCGATGGAACGGATCGGCGAGACCTCGGCCAGACGCCGCATGATCTCGGTCTCGGTCTCATCGGGCACCAGATAGCCGCCATCGGGATCGGAGCCGACCGACAGCGCCTTTTCCTCGAGCCGGTGGAGCCCGTCGTCGCGGCCATTGCGGACATAGGCCTCGAACGCGGCCTTGTGTTCAAGGGCGTCGATGCTCATCGCACCGGCGCGCTCGATGCCGAGGCGCGGCCGCTGTGACTTCAGGACGAAGCCGTCGATGACGCGCTTTTGCTGATCGAGCGTGTGGTTCAGCCGGGCGAGCTTTTCCTCGGTCAGCGGATCGCTGCCGCGCTGGCGCTCAAGCTGGCGCAGCCGCTCGTCATTGGTTGCCTTGAACGCCTCGAAGGCGGTCATGAAGTCGTCGAAGGCCTCGGCCATGTCGAGGGCGACGGCGCCGGCGCCGTCGCGCGCAGCGCCTGGTGTCATGGTGGGAGTGGGCATGGTGTTTACCTCGTGGATTTGACGGTTTCGGTGGCCCGGACGATCGCCGTCCGAAGCCGGGCGATGGCGCGTGCGTCGTCGACAGCGTCCCGCGTGCCGGCCAGCGCCGGATAGCCCCCGCCCAACAGGGCGCGGGCCTGTTTGCGCGTCAGCCCAGCGTCCTGCGTGAGCCAGCGTTCGAAGGCACGGCGGCTCGGCAGAGCGCCGCCGCGTGCGGTCTTGACCGACCCGACGCGGGCGCCGGGCAGCATCGGAAAGGTGACCACTGAGACCTCCCACAGATCGACCTCGAACAGCCGGCGCATGCCGGATTTCGGATCGTGGCGGCCCTTGACGGTGCGAAAGCCGATGGACAGGCCGTCGAGCACGCCGGCGCGCATCAGCGTCAGCACCTCCCCGGCCCGCGCCAGCGACGTCATCAGCCGGCCCTTGACGAACAGACCTTTGGCGTCCTCGACCATCTCCTCCCAGATTCCGATCGGCTCGGCCGGGTCGTGCTGATAGAGCATCTTGACGCCGCGCGCGCCGCGTTGGCGCAGGCTGTTGGCGAAGGCGCCCGGCTCGACCACGTCGCGGCCGAGATCGGCGATCCCGAACAGGCTGGCATAGCCGGAAAAGGTACCGTCGGCCTCGACCGAGGTCAGGTCGGCCTGGGCGAATTTCACCTCGCGATCGAGCACGGTCGCGTCATCGAGCATGGCATCGGTTCCCGTCGTTGGAGCAGGGCTTTGGAAGGGTCAGTCTCGCGGTGACGTCCGATCGGGCTGAGCCGATCCGGCCGGGGCGTAGCCGAGCGCCTCGCGCTTTTCGTCGTCGGTCAGGAAATCGGCCGAGGCGACACGGCGCCACAGCGCCTCGCGCTCGCTCGACAGGGCCTCGATCTCGTCGAGATCGATCGACAGCCGGAGCCTGCCGCCAAAGGCCGGCGCCAGCCAGCCGGACAGCGCCTTCGCCGTGCGCCGGATCAGCGGCAGCACGGTCTGGCGCCAGAACGCGCGGTTCGCTTCCTGATAGTTCGAATAGGTGTTGTCGCCGGGAATGCCGAGCAGCATCGGCGGCACGCCGAAGGCGAGCGCGATCTCGCGGGCGGCAAGGTTCTTGGCCTCGATGAAATCCATGTCGCGGGGGGCAAGACCCATCTGGCGCCATTCGATGCCGCCTTCGAGCAGTAAGGGCTTTCCGGCGTTCTGGCTGCCCGAAAAGCCGCGATCGAGCTGCTCTTTCAGGCGCTGATACTGCTCCTCGGTGAGGACCTGGCCCTCGCCGGTCTGATAGACGAGCGCGCCGGAGGGCCGCGCCGAATTGTCGAGCAGCGCCTTCGACCAGCCGCCGGCGGCATTGTGAATGTCGAGACTGATCTGGGCAGCCTCGAGCGGCGGCATGCCGTAATGGTCGTTGAGCGGATTGTGCAAGGCCAGATGCAGGATCGGCGGCACGGCGCCGTCCTGGGTGAAGCGGACGGTGCGCCCGCCAAGGGTGTAGTCATAGGCGGCGGGCCAGCCGTCGGCGCCAGGCACGACCCGAACTCGGTCGGGCCGCAGGCAATGCAGCTCGCGAATGTCGCCATCGAGGTTCACCGCCTCCAGATAGGCGTTGCCGGCGATCAAGAGGCTGCCGAAAACCGCCTCGAAGAAATCCCCGCCCGCATGCCGGGCATTGGGCTGATCGAGCAGATCGAGCAGTGGATGATCATCGAGTTCGCGCACGCCCTCATAGAGCAGCCAGCGCACCGACCCCGCCGCCTCGGCGATCATCCGCACCGACCGGTAGACGATCGGGTTGCGCGCGAAACCTTCCCGCGCCAGGGCAGCATAGTCGCGCGGGGTCCAGACCGGCCGGCCGACATTGTGAAGCGCGACGAGCGGTCCGGTGCGCGAGGCCTTGGTCTCGGGCATGGCCGCGCCCTTGCCCATGCCGCTTGATCGCAGCCATGAGGTGATCGCCAT